GTGAGACCGTTTCTGATGGTATTAAGTTTTTACCACCGGTTGAATTTAAAGGATATGTTCAAATTATGGCTCCTGAGAACAAATATTTAGGAACATCTAAAATTGACCAAATGGAACCGGGTAATATGAAAGTATCTGTCTATCAAAGAGATTTGGAAGAATTGGAAATTGATATTAGTTATGGTGATTACATTGGATACTACGAAACTGAAGATAAAGTGAGGTATTACACTGTTAATAACGATGGAAGGGTAACATCAGACAATAAACATACAATTGGGGGTTATAAACCGTTCTATAGAACTATTATGGCATCTCCGGTTACAAATAACGAATTTAGAGGATTATAATGAAAGTAGTAATAACAGAGAGTAGGTTATTTGACGCAATATATAATTATATCGATAATATGTATGATGTTTCCGAACTTACTTTAAAACACCCTGAAGTTTGGGACGATGAAGAAATGTCGGAGATTGAAAACTCATATGTAACAGATTTCTACGATTATAATGAAAATTTAATATTTAGTTATTTTGAAAAAGAATATTACGGTAATGATATTGGTAGTAAATTTTTTAAAGATTCTGCACCAATTTTAGAGGTTAATGGATACGATTGGCAAAGATTAACTAGTATGTTTGGCAATAATTGGAAGGAACCAATGAAAAAATCATTTGAAGATAAATTTGGATTACCGGTTAATACCGTAACAATAGAATAATAAAACAATAAAATGGGTTTACCAAACAAAATAAAAAAAAATATACCACTAACGGAGTCCAAAACTCTTTTACCAAGAAGACACGAACTTTTGGATAAAATCAATAAAGACGGAACTTATCTTCCCAAATCTTTATTGCATGCCGACTTAGATAGAGGTTTTTTAGATTTTGTTAAAGACGATTTAAAAGTTGTTGTTGAAGGTAAAACTATTCCAACGGTAGATATTTTAATTACCACTCAGAATTGGGCTCAATTCACTGAAACTTGGAATTTCCAAAATATAGATAAAAACGCTGAACCCCCATTTATAACTGTTGTTAGAACGCCTGAAGTTAAATTTGGGACTAATCCGGCAGTTTTATATAACATACCAAATAGAAGACAATATTTTTACGCTCAAGTTCCAACATTTGACGGACAAAGAAATGGTATGGATGTTTATACTATACCTCAACCGGTTCCGGTAGATATTACCTATTCTGTTAAAATTATTTGTAATAGAATGAGAGAATTAAATAAACTTAATCAAATTATTCTTGAGAAGTTTGCATCAAGACAGGCATATGCGGTAATTAAGGGTCATTATATTCCTATTGTTATGGGTAATATTGCTGACGAATCGGTATTTGATGTTGAAAAAAGAAAGTATTACATTCAAACATATGAATTTACTATGTTGGGGTTTTTAATTGATGAAGACGAATTTGAGGTTTCTCCGGCAATAACAAGGGTATTACAGGTTGTTGAGATTGAAAAAAAGACGACAAGACGTAATAAGAAAAAACCTATTGAAGAAGGTCCTGGAAATCAAGCGTTGTTTTTAGTTGGTAATACAACTCTAACACAACTGTTTAGTTATGTTGTTGATATTAAAATTGGTGAAATAGTTAATATAAGTTCGTTTGATGTTTATATCAACGATGATTATTATGGGACCGATTTGATTTTAATACAAATTAACTCTGGTGATGTTCTAAGGTTAGATATTGTTAAAAATGATAACCTATTAGAATCTACAATTCAGTTTATTGATAAGATATTTTAATCCTCACCATAGATATCCTTTGTTGGTTTGCATTTTTCAACAATTAGTCGTTCTAAAAAACGATACATTTTAATTCCCTTCTTTTCGCAGTAGTTTTTAAGAATCTCGTGTGATTCCACCGATATCTTTAAATTTTTAATCTTTTTGATGTCTTTATCCATAAGTAGAAAAAAGGTAGAAAATAATCTCCCTAAAATATAAATAGTTGCTACGAAGTAAAGTATTTTGGTTTTTTTTTAATATTTATATATAAATAAAATTATAAACAAGACAAACTAATGGCAACAAACAGCAAAGTATTCGTATCTCCCGGGGTATATACTTCCGAAGTTGATTTAAGTTTCGTAGCACAAAGTGTGGGTGTAACCACATTAGGTATCGTTGGTGAGACACAAAAAGGTCCCGCTTTTGAACCAATCTTTATACGTAACTTCGATGAATTCTCAACTTTTTTTGGGGGAACATCCCCTGAGAAGTTTATCAATACACAAATACCGAAGTATGAAGCATCATATATCGCAAAGGCTTACTTACAACAATCTAATCAATTGTTTGTTACGAGAATTTTGGGGTTATCAGGATATGATGCAGGACCATCTTGGTCTTTTAAAACAATCGCTAATGTTGATAAATCAACAGTAGGGTTTAAGTGTTCTGGAACAACATATGATGTAACATTATGTGCGGATGTATGTACGGGTTATACTATAACACCATTTACATTTACTTTCACAGGATGTAACAGTAATATAAATACGATTGGATTATCGGGGGTAACTAGTTATATATCAAGTAATTTAAATGATACTTACGAAACATTTAATGGAAGTACCTCAACAATATCTGATAATATTAAAACACAATTATTTAATATTATTAGTATTCCAAGTACTTCAGCAACATCAATTAACTACTACGGGACAATTTCAGGTTCTGATTATAACACATTAAGTACTACATACACAAGTGAAACTAATGTTTATGGTGTTGATAGTGTAAGTTCAACAAATGCGGACTATACTGATGCAAATAATGACCCTTGGTATTACTCTTTATTTGATAATACTAATGGTTCATATAGTGGTTTTTCATTTTATAATGTTGTTAGTGATTTAACTCAAACTTCAACATCTTCAAACTGTGCAACATTCTATTCATTATCAGTTAGTTCTGCAACGGTATCAAATACTGTAGGTAGTATAAACTATAATACTAATACTATTGATGTTGTGTTACCATCAGGAACACCAACATCTGGTTTAACGGCATTAACAGTTATGTTTAGTGCTTGTACAACAAATGTTAAGGTTAGTGGTGTTACACAACAAAGTTCAGGTAGTACTCAAAACTTTTCAGCGGGAACTAAACAATATGTTTTAGTGTCCCAAGATAGTGGAACAACGAATAATTGGACCGTTAATGTTACGGTTGATAATCCTTGTAATCCAGCGACAACAGGTCATACAGGTTCTCATAATACCGGAACAATAACTACTTGTTATAGTGGTACGGTTAGTGGTAAAATTTATGTTTATTCAGGTGTCTCTTATACTGATTTTGACGATATGGTTATTGCAACACTTCGTTCAAGAGGTATTGCAACATATAGTACTGATAGTAATGGTCCTGCTTATGAAGTTACAGGATTAACAGATGTTACTATTGATTGTGTTACTTCAACATATTCAAACATTGCTAAAAACCCATTTGCGGAATTTGGTCTTAATGTTATAGATAAAGATGGTAATAGTTTCTTCTTTGAAACATCATTTAGTGAATCGGATTCTAAATACTTACCAAAAGTGTTTGGTTCTTCTAATTTCTCTAAACCAAGAACAACAGTACCATTATTTGTTGAGGAAAAATTTCAAACATTATTGAACTACGGTTATAATAAAGGATATATTAAAGGTTTAAGTTGTGACTTACTATCATTACCTAGAGCTAATTCAAATGTTAATTCCTCGTCATCTATAGCATATTACTTAGAAAAATATCAAACACCGGTTTCACCGTGGATTGTTTCTGAAGTTAGAGGTAGTAAAGTATATAACTTATTTAGATTTACAACCATTTCTGACGGTAATGGTGCAAATACGGAAGTTAAAATATCAATATCTAATATGTCTTTTAATAATTTAACATTTGACGTGTTAGTTAGAGATTTTTATGATACCGATAATAATCCGGTAGTAATTGAGAAATTTACTAATTGTACTATGGATTCTAATAGTAATTCATTTGTGGGACAAAAAATTGGAACAACAGATGGTGAATACGCATTAAATTCAAAATACATAATGGTAGAAATGAATGAAGATGCACCTATTGATACATTACCTTGTGGTTTTCAAGGATTTAAATTTAGACAATATGGTTCATCAAATTCCCCATTTCCAATTTATAAAACTAAATACGATTATCCGGGAGAAGTGGTTTTTGACCCACCATTTGGATTAAGTTCAGGAAGTAACAACTCAACTTTAAGTCCGGGTGATAATGTTCGTAAAACATATTTAGGTATTTCTACAGGAAATGGTGCTGGTTTTGACGTTGATTTCTTCCAATATAAAGGAAAACAAAGACCTTTAAATTTATGTATTGATAGTGATGCTGCTGAATGGATAACATTAACTAAAGGTTATCATATGGATAAAAACGCAAGTGGTATAACAATTTCTAATAGTTATACAACTAGTGGAACTTCAGCATATTATGTTGGTGACGCTACATTCACAACAGACCCTTCAGACGAAACAAGTCCTTATTACAGAATATATTCTCGTAAGTTCTCAGTATTAGTTCAAGGAGGTTTTGATGGTTGGGATATCTATAGAGAATCAAGAACAAATACCGACACATTTAAGTTAGGTAGAAGAGGTTACTTAAACGGTGCTTGTCAGGACATTAAATATCCTACAGCAACAGGTTGGGGAGCATTTAAACAAATTAAAGTTGGAAATAATACTGTTGATTGGGGTAACTCTGATTACTACGCTTATTTATTAGGACAACAAACATTCTCAAATCCTGAAGCAGTTAATATTAATTTATTTGTTACACCAGGTATTGATTATACTAATAATTCTGATTTAGTTGGGGATGCAATTGAAATGATTGAGTTCAATAGAGCTGATTCATTATACATTTGTACGACTGCTGATAGTAATTTATTTTTACCAACACCTGATACCGCTGGTTTAATTTACCCTCAAGAAGCTGTTAATGTTTTGGACGATAGTGGTGTAGATTCTAATTATACAGCAACTTATTATCCTTGGGTATTAACTAGAGATAGTGTTAATAATACACAAATCTATTTACCACCAACGGCAGAAGTTGTAAGAAACTTGGCATTAACCGATAACATTGCGTTCCCTTGGTTCGCGGCAGCAGGTTATACAAGAGGTATTGTAAATGCTATCAAAGCGAGAAAGAAACTTACTCAAGAAGATAGAGATGTCCTTTATCAAGGTCGTATCAACCCAATCGCCACTTTTTCTGATGTTGGTACCGTAATTTGGGGTAATAAAACTCTTCAAGTAGCACAATCCGCTCTTGATAGAATAAATGTGAGAAGATTATTACTTCAAGCTCGTAAATTGATTTCAGCAGTATCTGTAAGATTATTGTTTGAACAAAACGACCAAAAAGTAAGACAAGATTTCTTAGATGCTGTTAATCCTATCTTGGACGCTATCAGAAGAGATAGAGGTTTATATGATTTCCGAGTTACAGTATCTTCAGACACTGCTGATTTAGATAGAAATCAAATGACAGGTAAGATTTATATCAAACCAACCAAATCATTAGAATTTATAGACATTACGTTCTATATTACTCCAACCGGAGCTTCTTTTGAAAATATATAATAAAAAAATTATGACCCATTGTAATAGTGGGTCATAATTAAGCCTTAATTAAAAATTATGTTAAAAAATAGAATTGTAGAGGGTATTGACGAAACAGGTGCTCCGGATGAAAAGTATTACGCTTTTGATTGGGACGATAATATTGTTTCTATGCCGACAAAGATAATATTAAAAGATGAAGATGGTGATGAGGTTGGAATGTCAACTGAAGATTTTGCAACATATCGAGAAGAAATTGGTAAAGAACCAGTTGAGTTTGAAGGACACACTATTGTTGGGTTCTCTAACGACCCTTTTAGATGGTTTGGAACTAAAGGTGATAAACAATTTATTGTTGATTCAATGACCGCAAAACCAGGTCCTGCTTGGCCGGATTTTGTTGAAGCAATTAATAATGGTTCAATATTCTCAATCGTAACAGCAAGAGGGCATACACCTTCAGTTTTAAAAGAGGCTTGTTACAATTATATTGTATCTAATTTCAACGGTATTAATTCTAATGAATTAGTTAGAAATTTAGAAAAATATAGAGATTTAACGGATGAAGAAAACACATCTAAAAGAGAAATGATTAGAGAATATTTAGATTTATGTCGTTTTTATCCTGTAACTTATGGAGAAGGTTCCGCAACAAATCCTGAACAAGGTAAAATCAAAGCATTAGATGAGTTTGTTGAGTATGTTAAAGATATATCTAACTATATTCAAAAAGAAGCATTTTTAAAAAATAAAATAAATAATTATTTTGTACCTAAAATAGGTTTTTCAGATGACGACTTAAAAAATGTGGATGTAGTGAAAAAACATTTTGAACAAGACCCAGAAAATATTATTAAAACATATTCAACCGCTGGAGGAATTAAAAAAGAATATTAAAATATTTATAAATAAAAATTATTAAATAAAAATTATTAAATAAAAATTATTAAATAAAAATTATTAAATAAAAATTATTAAATAAAAATTATTAAATAAAAATTATTAAATAAACTATTAATATAAAAACTAGGATTTCTAGAATGATAGATATTTTAATTCTAAAAGTCAAGTAAAAAAAATTAAATAGGTAATATTTATAATAAACAAGATAAAAAATAAAAATTAAAAAAACAAATAGAAAATGGCTGATTTATTAATGAAAATGCCCATACCGTATGAACCGAAAAGACAAAATAGGTTTATTGTACGATTCCCTTCTACATTAGGGATTAACGAATGGTTCGTAGAATCTGCCGCTAGACCACACATAACAATCAAAGACGTTGAAATACCTTTTTTAAATACTTCAACTTATGTTGCTGGTAGATTTACTTGGGGTACTATGAATGTTAAATTCCGTGACCCAATTGGACCTTCAGCGTCACAAGCTCTTATGGAGTGGGTTCGTTTATGTGCTGAGTCTGTTACAGGTCGTATGGGGTATGCTGCGGGATACAAAAAAAATATTGACCTTGAGATGTTAGACCCAACAGGTGTTGTTGTGGAAAAATGGATTTTAGAAGGTTCTTGGTTAAGTGATGTTAATTTTGACGCTTTACAGTATAGTTCAGACCAATTAGCAACAATTTCAACAACTATTCGTATGGATAGATGTGTATTAGTTTATTAATTTATAAAAATTAAAATAAAATACCCCTACATTTAATTATGTGGGGGTATTTTATTTATATTAAAAAAATATATCGTATTATTTATAATAAAAACAAAATTATATGGAACAAAGTTTAATAGATGCTGGAACACAAAATTTCAGCTTACCACACGATATGGTTCAATTACCGACAGATGGGGTTTTTTATAAATCAAAAAAGAAAGCGGTTAAAATTGGTTATTTAACAGCAAATGATGAAAATTATTTAATTGGTGCTGGTCGTAGTAGTGAAAACATTATTTTAAAATTATTGAGAAATAAAATGTACGAACACGACTTACGTCCTGAAGAACTTTTAGATGGTGATGTTGAGGCAATATTAATCTTTTTAAGAAATACTTCTTTTGGTTCAGAATATAGTCTTAATTTAATTGACCCAGGAACTGATAAACCATTTGTTGGTACAATTACTTTAGATGAGTTAAATTTTAGAAAAACGAATGTTAAACCGGATGAAGATGGTACATTTACCACTAAATTACCAAAAACTGGTGTTACAGTAAAATTAAAACCAACAAC